AGCAGCACAGCTCCTCTACCTTACACTAAAGGAAGGGGAGCTTTTGCTTGCTAATAGTTATACGCATTACTTGCTTGAATTAACTAACGAGCAGACACTTCAAAAGCTTTACGCTATCCCAAATAAGATAGCAGAGAATGATAGGTATACTACCATTCAGATTGGCACGAATGCCAACACACCAACAGCTGCAAGCTTACTAATTAACTACCCAGCACGCTTTTCTTACGTAGTGTATGGGCAGAATAGCAGCACTAATTTAGATCCTACCAATGAAGTAGTAGAGGGAGTAATTGAGAAAGGGTATTTAATTGTTGAAGATATTACTACTCCTCGTTTCACGGAGCCTAACCTAACCATAGATAACGATATAGCCTACAATGGATAATATAGAAAATAAAATTTCAGCTCCAATGCTGGTGAATCTTGGCGCAGCAATGCCGCAAGAAGCAGTAGAGAAAGAGACTCCTAAAGGCTTTGTGACTTTTGGAGAGGCTAATCTATTTCCTAATTACTTAATCGATTTGTACTATAGCTCACCTGTGCACTCTGCACTGACAATGAGCATAGCTTTTATGATTGCAGGGAAGGAATTTAAGAGCTCTAATCTTGCTGCGCAACGTGAGATAGACCGATTGAAATTAAATGCAATTAGAAGGCCTATAACGCTTGACGCTAAGATGCATGGTGGTTACTACTTAGAGATTATTTGGTCAGTAGATAGAAGCACTATAGCTAAGATTAATCATCTTCCTTATGAGAATGTGAGATTAGCTGTAGCGAATGACGAGGATGTTATACCGGGAGTATATTACTCTAAAGATTGGAATGACACACGCAAGAAGAAAAACATTCCTGCGTTTATCCCTATGTATAATCCAACATCTAAAGCTGAAGAGCCTTCTCAGGTGCTATTTGTTGGTATAATGACACCAGGCAGCGCCTACTATCCGAAGCCTGATTACTATTCTGCGATTAATTACATTGAAATCACTCGCGACATTAGCGAATTTTACCGAGCATTTTTAAGTAATGGAATGGCACCGAGCTACTTCTTGCACATGAATAACGGTATTCCTGATCCCGAAGAGCAAATGGCTATCCGCAGAAATTGGGAGACCATGGTAGGCGCTAAGAAAGCAGGTAAGGTAGTATTCACTTTCAACGAGTCAGCAGACCGCGCTCCGCGTTTAGACTTAGTTCCTATGTCAGATGCAGATAAGCAATGGCAAGAGCTTAGCGTGCAGTCAAGAGAGAACATCTTAGCAGCTCATCGCGTTACTTCTCCACTACTTTTTGGTATTAGAGACGCAGGTGGCTTAGGTAGCAATGCTGATGAGATGAAACAAGCATATCGCATTTTTAATAAGAATATCATTGAGCCATATCAGCAAATCGTTACAGATTCAATTGAGGAAGTATTTAAAGGTATGGGCATTATTGCTGATGTATACATTGAGTCTAATGATATATTCAGCGAAGAAATTCCTACGCCAACTGTTGCACAATCTGCAACAACTCAGCTTGAAAAAAAAAAGACTAATTTAAGTGATCCACAAGAGAAGCCTCCAATCTTTACAGAAGATGATGAGAATTGGTGGTGTGAATTCTTAGAAGATAAGGGCGAGATAGTAGATGAAGAGGAATGGGAATTAATCGAAGCTGAGCCTGTTAATTTAGCCTCAGTTAGAAGCTACGCTGATCCTGATAAGCCATCTGAAATGGATAGCGGATTGTATAAGATTCGTTACGCTTACTCTAAGAATCTTAGCGCTAATAGTCGCAAGTTTTGTAGACAAATGGTAAGCGCATCTAAAGCTGGTTACGTTTACAGATACGAAGATTTGCAAGCAATGGAGCCCGATACGAATATCCTTAATCCTAACATGGGCCACAATGGCAGTACGTTCAGCGTGTGGTTATATCATGGGGGGGTTAACTGTAAACATTACTTTGAGCGCAGAGTATATTTCAGAAAGCGTGAGAAGGGAAGATTTGTAAAAGATAATGGCTTAGAGTCATCTGATCCTATCTCAGTAGCAAAAGCTATACGTGCAGGCATGCCTTTAAAGGATATAGCTAAAGGATTTGCTACAGCTAATACTGCAACTTATGACCAATCCTCTACTCATGGCAGATATCCAGGAACAAATTAAACTATAACACAATGGCAATAGCACCCGAAATACTTTTCATTAACGAGGAATTCCTTAAGAAATATACTCAGCTGAATGAAGCTGTAGACACTAACTTAATTAGACCTGCAATGTACTTGGCTCAGGATAAGTACATTACTCTTTGGCTTGGAACAGACTTAACTAATAAGATTAAATCTGAGATAGAGAATGGCACGTTAGCAGGAGTGTATGAAACATTACTTAATGAATACATCGTTAAGCCTACAGCGTGGTGGACCATGGTAGAGCTTTACCCTATGCTCATGTACAAGCATGACAATGGGAACTTAGTTACTCGCCAATCTGAAAACACTACAGCAATCAGTAAGGGTGAGATGGATGCGTTAATAGACAAAGCTCGCGAGAATGCTAATTGGTACACTCAAAGATTAGTAGATTACTTGTGCGCTAATAATGCAGATTACCCTGAATACAGCTCTAATAATTGGCCCGACATTCACCCATTACGCAAGGTGAATAGACAGAGCACTGTAGCTTTTAGCCAAGGTTATTCATCAGATAGCCCATGGAGCAGATTTAACGTGCGAGATTTCACTAATTAAGATTACATGACAAAGGAAGAGAAAACACGTAAAGACTATGAGCGTAAGCTTAAAGTCTACTTAAGCAAACGAGATAAAGAACTTAGAAAGCATGAAAGCACCAACAATAGAAGAGCTTAAAGCTCAATTTACTGAGCTTGGCTACAAGTGGCCTACAATTCACATAGTAGGTATACGCAGCAAAGCTAATCTGCCTAACCAATTTGATGATCTCATTGGATTGGTGCAGGGTAATGAGGTGAAGTGGTACACCGGTACAACTAACCCAGGTACATTTTGGCTTAATTCACCCATGAATAAGTTAGGCACAGCAGTTTTGAAGGTAGGACAATATGTCGACACTTACACGATTGGCTTACATCAGGGTAAATACAGCGCATTAGTGCAGTCTAAAAAGGTTACTGTCCATAGAGATGCCGATAAAGATTCAGTAGCAGAGGAGCAAGGCAAAGAAGATACAGGGCTATTTGGAATTAACATCCATCGCGCTAATGAATTAACAGAATCTCGCAATATTGATAAGTGGAGCGCAGGCTGCCAAGTGCTGAACAATCCTAAACAATTCAAAGAACTTATGCAGGCTTGTATTAAGTCAGGTAAAAAGTCATTTACATACACACTACTAAAAGAGTCATGAGTCAACAGCAGAGAATAGCAGAAGGAGCTACAGGAGCAATCAGCAGTATTTTATTAAATATACCTGCATGGATGTTAGGAGTAGAATTTGCTTTGAAGATATTTTGTTTATTGCTATCAGCAGCCGCATCTATCTTTACTATCTATAAGATGTACAAAAAGAAGCGTTAATGAATTGGCTTAAGAGTGTATTCAGTAACGATAAAGATGCAAGCTCTAAACGAGTAGCGTCTATACTTGCGTTATTAGTATGCATTAATCTTTCTTATATCGGGACATTCACAGAGTATAAAACTCCCGAATACATGTTCGATGGTATGTTACTTTTAGCCGGTGGTGGCTTGGGATTAACTGTAATAGAATCTATCTTTACCAAAAAGAAACCAAATGACTCAGCAGACGAAACATCAAATTAGCGCAGCCATTGTTATAGCAGCAGCTGTATTTTTGTGCATCTTTATTCAGTCTATGTACATCATGATTAAGGATAGCGAGAAAGCTATAGAGGGATATGAGAGAAGAGCAGATAGAGCTACGCATGTAATCGATTCTTTAGAGGCAACTAATGCCCAGCGCATGCTACAAATTGAACAACTGAATGTGCAATTAGAACAAAACAAAGAAAGATATGAAGCAAACATTAGCGCTATTGATTCTCTTGATAGGAATGGGCTTAAGCGAGCCATGCATAATTTACTCGCAAGCCTTACCTCAGAGAGATACCCTGGTGAGTCTAACGACTAAAGAAGTAAGAGCACTACTAAAGCTAAAGGCTGAGCGAGATTATCTATTTAAAGCTGTAAACATCTGCACTAAATCTGATAGTGTTAAGGGTAAAGTTATTACTGATCAGGCTAAAACTATTGATGCGTGGTCTATCACTAACGAAAAGACTTCTCAAGATTTAGTTAAAGCGCAGGAAGATTTATACAAAGAAGCTGCGCGTAAAGAATCATGGCGCAGCGCAGCGCTAATAGGTATACCTATCTCATTCGTGGGGGGTATTATCTTCACTCTATTCTTCTAAACTAACATTTATTTGTTAATAACTTTGCTATAATTAGTAAGGTTTCTTTTGCTTTTCTAAAATATCGTAGTACATTTGCTAAAATTAAATCAATAAGCAAATGAAAAAAGCACTACTTTTCTTAGCCATGCTAATAGCTGGCTTACTCATCGGAGGATCATTCGATGCACAAACAGCAGAATTACAATCACAACCAAATCACATTAGCAAATGAGCCAAGAATTACATCTTTACAAAAATGTCTTTTTGTTTCCTGAAGATATTGCGTATATTAAAGAAGCTATTTTTATTACTCAAAGTTATTTTAATGATGAGAAAAATGGAACAGCTCGCTGGGATGCATATTGTCAAAAAAGAATTGATGAGTTAAATGTTGTGCTTAGCAAATTTGATGAATCGGATTACAAAGAATTACCAACTCCTAATACGTTAAACAAATGAAAACACTTTTTGAGATTAAAGAAGTATGCCGCTATGATGGTACTCGTTACTTTTTGTACATTGATGGCTCATGCCAAAAGATGTTCTACACTTACGATGAAGCTTTCGCTGAATTCACTTTAGCTACTAACTTCAGAGAGACTACTACCACGTTAGTTAGCAAGGAGGTAGAGCTATGAAATTCCATGTAACAGTTACACCAATAGACGAGGTAGCCATCTCAATAGCTGAGCGCTTAGGAACAGCTAACCTATTCATAGCAGATACTTGGGAAGTAGCGCAGCAGATGCTACCACTATTGATGAAGATCTACAAATTCGATTATACACCAGTATGGATAAACGAGTATAATGAGAATGCACTTTATGAGTGGGAGAATGACGAGGTAGTTATCAGTATAAAGAAAGTTTAGTATATTAGCAAACAATTTAATAATCATGAATAAACCAAACAACATTACTGGAAGGGTAATCGTATCTCGGTGGGATGCCGAAGGATGCAAATGGAAGCTGTACACAAATGCTCACAGCTATTCTCTAACTGATTTCTCAAACGCTAAAAAGTTCGGTGAGGTGATGCCTGACGATGGTACATTCCTCTACCAATTCGAAAGCCAAGATGAGAACAATGTGCACGATTACTTTATGAGTGACCGCTATGTTATCTGATCGCTACAACAGCAGATTCATCTGCGTTCAGAGTTCATTGCCGGGAGAGGAAATGAGCTATAATGAAATGGCATCTAAAGTAGTCTATGAGAGCTGGCGCTCATACTTCCAAAATAATCCTGATGAGTTACACAAGAGAGATTAATTGGGATAAGCTCAAGCCTACAATCGATTGGGATGAGCAAGAGGAAAGATTAGCAGATAAGTTAAGTAAATTAATTCAAACACAAATAAATAACAGACAAATGAATCAGTCAACAGTTAAATCACAGAAATTCGTTAGAACATGGGATGGCCCATCAGGTGCAATCCATTACTTCGATTTAGTATTAGAGAATGGTGAGGTAGGTCAAGTAGGTGTAAAGGACATGAACAGTCCTAAGATAGCAGTAGGTGCTACAATTCACTACACAAGTGAAGAGCGCACAGGCCCAACAGGTAGAAAGAGCACTAACTTTAAGCTTCAGAATCCTAATCCATTTAATGGGAGAGGTAGCAGCTCAGCTCCATCAGGAGGAAGCTCATACACTCCGCGCAAAGAATCACCTGAAGTTCAGAATTCAATTAGCAAATCAGTAGCACTTAACAACGCTGTATTATTCTGCAAAGAAACTAAGGGCAGCAAGCCAAGTGATGTGTTAGATACAGCTGAGATATTCTTAGCATGGCTTAAGAATGAGCATGTAGAGGCAGTAATTGAAACTAAACTAGCTATCACAAATGAAAGCAGCGACGATGAAATGCCATTCTAAATTAACACCATTCCACGCATGGGTTCGCAGTCACTTTGTGACTGTGAGCCAATTTGCGGAGGTGCTGGAGGTGAGTTATCCTACAGCGCAGAAGTACATTAAGCAGCCTCGCTCTATGAAGGTAAGCGACATAGGTAAGCTGTCTAATGTTACTGAGGAAGAGATACCATATATTTTAGAACTAATGAAGGATAGCAAATGAGCAACGTAGTAGAAAAGAAGATAGCAGATTTGATTTTGCTCATTCCATCGGAGCAGCAGCAGTATGCTCGCAGACGAATTGATAACTTAGTAAGAGCAGTCATAGAGACTCCCATACCTGAGCTTAAATGGCAGACTATTAACGGAGAGGTGGAGTCGCTTAATGAGCAGCAAGTTAACTCTATGATGAAGGTAGTGTGTAAGCTCACCCAGGTAGATTGGTCAGAGCTTAAAGGCAAGTGTAGAAAGCGTGAGATAAACGATATCAGACAAACGTCTATGTGGATCTTACGCAAGGGTACTTCACTAAGCTTCGCTAACATAGGTGCTATATTCAATAGACATCATGCTACTGTATTACATGCTGTTGAATCGGTAAATAATATGATTGAAACTGATAGCATGTACAGAGCGCAGGTGGAGCAGATTCTAAATCATTTAGATAACGAGAGATTAACTAAAGCATTTGACAAATTAACTTAATCAATAAATCAATCAATAATCATGAAGCAATTAACCATCAGTTACGATACCGGAAAGGTAACAATCGAAAGGGTAAAAAGAGTCTGCGTATTAATTAACGCAGGCATGACTCCCAGCGCAGCGCTAAGAACTGAGCGCATGGGTAAGCAATACTTACAACTACTGAGAGAGGTAGGCATTATTAAGAAGGTAGGCTCACGCGAGTGGGAAGCTGCTAAGCATCTTAGGCAAGATAAGTTTAATCAATTTATTGAGGCAAAGAATAAGTATTACGAAAACATCCAATCCACTAAAGCAGATACTGACATGCTCGGTTTGGTCAATATGCCTAAGACAGCACCTGTAAAAAAAGCAGTAGCCTTGCCATGGTGGAAGAGATTTCTTCTATATTTGTTGAATCACTAATCAATTAAACCAAATGATGACAATCTTATTAAGGCGCATAGAAGCGCTTGAGGAGAGGGTAAAAGCGCTTGAATCTAAGCGCTCCCCATCTACCAAATTCACACCCCCATCTTTATCTGATGTAGTAGCTTACGTAGATGACTTAGTTTTGGCTAAGAAATTCTACTGCCATTACGAATCTAATGGATGGAAGGTAGGCAAGAATTCGATGAAATCCTGGCGTGCTGCCGCTGATCAGTGGAAAGCAAGAGAGATTAACAATAAAAAAACAGATCAAGATGAGCAAAGAATTGGCCGCATCACAACAGCAGAGCTTCAGTCGTTCACTCAGCGCTGAAGAATCAGCTATAGCATCTTGCTTTAGCTCACCTAAGTTAAGCAGTCTAACTGAACAAGAGTTCAGAGAGCTGATTGCTCAAGCTGCTGTAGTGAATAGCATTAAAGCTTTACCGTCTGACATCGAAGTTAACTTGCTTCGCCAGGTAGCAGATACAACTTACAAAGGTTTATCAGTTAAAGATTGGCAGAATGCTTTTCTCTATAACGCTATAGGTAAAGACTTTGAAAGAGTAGAAGCATTCAACCTATTCAGCATAGCCTTTATGAGTGACGTATTTAAGCGCTATCAGGAATACAAGAGCAAAGTATGGCGAGAGCTCAATAAGGCGCTTATACTGCCTGAAGCTGAGCCTAAGCACGTTGAAGCTACTGATCCACTAACAGCTCTGCACGCTGATGTACAAAGATGGCAGGAAGGCAAAGAAAGCTGGGTAGAGATAGCAGCACCTTACAACTGCCAACGGTTATTTAGGAAGGGCATTTATAAGAAATCTATGTGGGAGCCTGAGGTATGGCAGCGCTTTGATGATTTGGCTAAGGCTAAAACTGAGGCTAAGTTTAAATCAGCTAATAGAGTAGTGTTAGGCCCATCTGCCCAAGAAGAGTTTGACAACTACCAAAAGATTGAGCTGAGCAGATTAATTTACATAGACATTATTAAACAACTAATCAAAGAATCATGACTAAAGAAAGATGGCAAGAGCTTTCAGATATGAAAGATGAGCATGAAGATTTAGAAGTTAAAATAGCGCATCTTAAGAACTGCTTAAAGAGTGATACAGCTATTAAAATGTATGCTGTAAATTACGATTTAGACTGGCGAAGAGATGGTGAGCAGCTCACCTTGGAACATACAACTAAAGAAATGCAAGCGCTATTAATTAATCATGAGATAGCAGAATGTAAAAAAAGAATAGAAGTAATAACTAAAGAATTTGAAAAACAATGATACCATTTCATAAATCAATTAAGTGCTATAGACTTTTCTACGGCTATAAGCAAGAATACATCGCATTCAAGTTAGGCATTGAGCAATCTAATTACTGCCTTAGAGAAAATGGAATTAGCAATTGGAAAGACCATGAGATAGAGATACTTAAAGAGTTATTTAAGATAGAGATAAGGGAGGAGAAGCTGTGAAAGTATTTGAATTTAACGAGCAAGATGTATGCGAAAATCCAATTCTTAAAACGCTTAAGTGCATTAAAGGATATGAGGCTCAGATTAGTGTGGCTATTGTTAAGAATGGCAAGTGGAGTTATTCTATTAGATTCCATGGCCAAGACCAGGGATGGGGACAGCCTCTAATCTATCATGCTGAGCACAATGTATATGATACGCAAGAGGAAGCTTATAGAGCAGGTGCTTTACTTCTTTACAATCAGATAAAATCTAACAATGATTTTAAAAGATATGATAGAATTTTAGATATTCTTTTATCCGATATTAGCGCTAAGGCTGAGAATCAATTAACACTATTCTGATTCAATAATCTAAATTTTTCCACTATCTAATAGAAGGCTCAGCTATACGCTGGGCTTTTTTATTAACCTTTGAATATGAATCTATTTAGAAAGAAGAAGGAGCAAGTAGATTTAAACGCTAAGCTGCTACCTGAGCTATGCAGCACATACGTTATCCAATGGAACTACTCAGAAGATATCGGCAATGAAGCTGTATTAGCTGAGAATATTCCTTTCATGTTTGATGCTCGCAAGTGCGTAGGCATTCAAGCTGAGGTAGAATTCAGAAGTGATGGTACTTACTACGTAGGGCATCGCACATTAGCTTTGATGCAAGGCATAGATAATCCAATGGTCATAGATGTGCCATACAACGAATTTAAAAAGCATTATCAGGAGTTAAAATCTAATATAATCACCAATGATTACATCATATCGCGAGGGTAGAAATGTCATAGTAACTACTTGCAAAAGTGGGGATAAATTCTTAATGATGTCTGATTTGCATTGGGATAATCCTCACTGCGACAGGAAGCTACTTAAAGCTCACTTAGATAAGTGCCTTGAAGAAAATATCTACTTCGCTGTGAATGGTGATTTATTCTGCGCTATGCAGGGCAAGTACGATCCGCGAAGAGGTAAGCAAGACATTCGCCCGGAGCATAACGTGGCTAACTATTTAGATGCGCTTGTGAATACTGCTATTGATTGGTTTAAGCCTTACGCACATCTACTTGTATTTGTGGGCTATGGTAATCATGAGACCGCTATCACAAAGAACTGTGAGACTGATTTAATTGAGCGCTTTGTTAGTGGGTTAAATCGCGAAGCAGGCAGCAATGTATTGGTTGGTGGATATGGTGGATGGTGGATACACAGAGTGACTAAGAGTAAGTGTAGCACGTTTGTATTCAAGACAAAATACTATCATGGCTCAGGAGGCGGTGGAGTAGTTACGAAGGGAGTTATTCAGAATAATAGAATGGGTGTAATGATTGATGGAGCTGACTGCATTTGGAGTGGTCACGTGCATGAACTTTACCATCATGCCGATATGGTGGAAGAGCTTTGTTTTGCTGCCAATAGTGGCTATAGAATTAACATGCGCTATGTGCATCACATTAGAACAGCAAGCTATAAAGAAGAGTATGATGAAGGGTACATGGGCTTTCACGTTGAGCGCATGAGACCACCTAAACCTTTGGGCGCTTATCTTATGCAGTTAGATTTACAAAGAGTGCGTAACCCTGTTGACTCTCAGGTTATTGTGCCTACCTTTGTACAATGGCGCGACAAATAGATTACAACTTTAAGCCTCTAACAAGGCAAAGCGAAGCACTTAAATTCTTATCGGTAGACTCAGACGTTGAAACAATCCTCTACGGAGGAGCAGCAGGCGGTGGAAAGACTATGCTCGGCTGCATGTGGCAGATTCTAAGGCGCTTAAAGTATCCAGGTACACGCTCATTGATTGGCCGAGCAAAGTTAGACACGCTTAAGAAAACTACTATGGCTACCTTTTTTCAGGTGGCTAATGAGATAGGATTAAAAGCAGGTGAAGATTTTGTATACAATCAGCAATCACACATCATTAAGTTTAGCAATGGCTCAGAGATAATCTTAGCCGATTTGTTTCTCTATCCATCTGATCCCATGATGACTGATTTAGGGGGATTAGAAGTTACAGATGTATTTATTGACGAGGCAACTGAGATAACTGAGAAAGCTTATTCTATTGTTAGCTCACGTATCCGGTACAAGCTAAAGGAGTTTGGCCTTAAGCCTAAGATATTACTTACCTGCAACCCATCTAAGGGATGGATTTATAACCAATTCTATCTACCCTATAAGAATCAGAATCTGCCTGCTCACAGAGCATTTGTGCAGGCGCTACCTGGGGACAATATACACTTACCCGATTCTTACGTAACAAGCTTAACGAGATTACCCGAAGCAGATAGGAAGAGACTACTTGAGGGAGATTGGGAATTTGATAATAGCTCAGATAGATTATACATGTACGATGAACTGATGCGCTGCTTCAGAGAGCCAATGAATGTAGGAGAGGGATATATCACAGCAGACATCGCGCGATTAGGTAAAGATAGAACTGTGCTTTGCGTATGGCGAGGCTTAAGCTGTATTGATATTGTAATACTGCGCCAAAAGAGACAGGATGAAGTTAAGGCAGAGATACAGCGCCTTATGAATCAGCACCAAGTTAGGCTAAGCAACGTGCTCGCAGATGCTGATGGGGTGGGGGGAGGTCTCGTTGACAGCCTTCGATGCAGAGAATTTATGAACGGCAGTAAAGCTGTGAGAGGAACGCAGTACATGAACTTAAAAGCTGATTGCTACTTTAGGCTTGGTGAGTTAATAGATAAGAATGAGATAACGCTGCCTATAAAGTACCAAGAAGATATAGTCAAAGAGCTTGAGTTAGTTAGGCGAGTAGATCCTGATAAAGAAGGTAAGCTGCGAGTAACGTCTAAAGATACTATAAGCCAGCGCACCGGAGGAATCTCTCCCGATATAGCTGATGCTATAATGATGCGAGCCTTCTTTGAGCTCAATCGCAACTACACTAAGTATGCTTTTATCTAATTAAAAGTGTAACGCATCACATTTATTCGTACTTAAAAGTGTAATAGAGTCCCATTAAAGTATTATTTAGCAGTCATTAGTGCCTTATATTACCCATTATGCATACTATACCATACTTTAGTATTAGTTAGATGCTATTAATAACATCTTTGATAGTAGAAAATAATCATCAGAATCAGGCTTATTGTGGAAAATACTCCCCAAAATTATATCTAAAAGCTCCTAATATTTACAACTTTTAGGATTTAATATGCAATTAGATATAAAACAAAATAGCCCTACACGTTTGTAGAGCTATCCTGCAATCAATAATCAATGTTAACCTAAACCAAAAGGCTAAATGGATGGTCAAATATACCATCTAAATACTATGTGAATAAGTATGTTAACAAGATGTTCATAGCACTTAAGTTAATTAACTAATTTTGAGCACATGAAGAATGAGGAAGCTCTAATACAAGAGGCTGTTATTAACTATTTAGTAGCACAATATCCTAAAGCGCTTTACTGTGCTTCAGCAGGTGGAGTAAGAACATCCATGCGCCAAGCAGTCAAGATGAAGAAAACAGGATATGTGAAAGGCTTCCCTGATATCTTTATTTATGAGCCGAGAAAGGAATGGCATGGCTTAGCTATCGAAATGAAAACTGCTAAAGGTGTGGTGAGTCAAAGTCAGAAGGAATGGAGGAAGAATTTAGATCAGAGAAATTACATGGCCTTTGTTTGCAGAAGCTTCGATGAGGCTAAAATAGTTATAGATGAATACCTGGCGCTCTGAATTCGATAAGTGTTATTTAGAGTGGCGCAGGGTGGCGCATAGCGTGGTGCGTGCAGATGTAGCAGATGAGTTACTCCATGACACGCTACTTAAGATATTAGAATCAGATAAAGACAAGCTGCAAGATATCCATAACAGAGGCAAGCTGAATAATTACGTGAGCAATAGCATTAGACTTGCTGCACGATGTAGTAACAGTTCATTCAACTATTCGCTTAGAAGATTCGAAAAGATACGTAATGATCTGAAAGATGATATTATTGATGACGTGAACAAGAGCGTAGGGATGCGTTTAGAGAATGAGCAGTTAGATATCTTCATCAGCAGACTTCCCTACTTTGAGCGTGAGCTATTCTTTCTCTATGCATTGGATGATTTTAGCTATCAGGCATTAGCAGATGAGACTGGTATACCTTTGAACTATCTTTACAGAACTATTAAGAAAGCTAAATTAACACTTAGAAATTCATTACAGATATGATGATTAACACAACCGACTTTGAAGCTCGCGTTAAAGTCTGCAAAGAATGCCCTGTCTATAATAAAACATTCGGTACATGTGGGCCTCCTGTTAACGCTATTAATCCATTCAAGCAGCCTCACACTATTGGCGAGGTAACATTCAAGCCATGCGGATGTCCTGTGGATCACTTAGCATCTTACGCTGCTACTGACTGCCCAGCTAAGCTGTGGCCTAAGCTTGAGGAGAAAGATTGGAAGATGCCAACGCTTGAGCATATCAGATTAATTAAGAAGAGAGGCAAGTTAGAATCAGGTGAGATGGCTAAGCTGTTTAAACTGAGAAGAGAGTATCTTGGAATCAGAGACGGCAAGAACTTCACAAGCTGCACTCCCTGCATGAATAAGCTTCTGAATCAATTAGAAGAGTCATTAGCGGAAGATTTAAAGAAAGCTGAACAAGCTCAAGCATTGATTGAATTAACGAATGTAGAGCTCACTCCTGAGCTGATAACAGAGGTAACTGCTACTCCAATAAAAAAACGTAGAGCTAAAAGAAAAAAAATATGATTATAACAATTTACTTAATAGGCTTCCTCCTGCATACGGGAATCTTATCCCTAAACATTTACAGACATCAGAGGCACTTATCTTCTTACCATTGGTATGCTTATGTAGGTGTAGCTTTTACAGGGCTTGTATGGCTGCCTTTTTGGATATACATTGCAGTGCTACGATTTCAACAGAGAAAATAGTTTTGCACAAATTAAATCAGTTACATTTCTTTGTATATATTTGTTGCAGGGTGTGATTACTGTTAGACATAAGATTTGATTTAAGGTTTTATACGCCCTTTGGATGTCCTCACCCTGCATCCTTAGGGCTATATTTTTTATGTGCGGAATCGATTAACGGCAGCATAGAAGATGAAACGAGCTACTGCGGGATAGTAACACAGCTCAGGAGTATGGCTAAGGTATAAGCTCCAGGTTACTTAGGGAGGGCAATCTCTCTAAAAGATAGATACCATGTTAGTGCACATTGCTGATCACACTAACTCATGATGGCGAAGAACTCAAGCGACAAGCAGAGAGACAGTCATTTTAAATGAGAGCCCAACACTTTGAGAAATCTTAGTGCTGGATACTTCTATCTCTCATTTAGCTCAGAATCTAAGCTCTAAGCATAGAGTTAATAGCTAAGAGCTTTAGCAAATTAGCAAAAGCTTAAAGCTATTTACACTAATAGTTATAACTAATAAAGATTAATATAAATGAGTGATAATAACTATAACTTTTTGAAGGCTCAAGTAAAAGCATTTCATCCTAACTGGACTGAAGAACAGGTTAACAAAGAATGTGAGAGGATTTTGAATGATGGTGAGGGTGGTGAAGATGAGAGCTGCCTTTATTGTGGATCATAAATGCTAAATATCAATAATCAATTATACAAACTACCGAATTATGCAATGTAATATAACATTTGATTTAGACTCACCTGAAGATGTAGCTCACCATCTTAGATGTACTAAAGCATTAGACTTAGCACTGTGCTTAAATGAATTCAGAAGCCAGCTATTCGCGAAGTTTAAGTATGATGATTTGACAAAAAAAGAAAAGCAAGTATATTCTGACATCAATACTTTGCTTAATGAGACTTTAGAAGAGTATGGTATTCACTTAGATGAACTTTGCAGATGATATTAATACCGGCACAATTAGAATCAGTAGGCACTCGCAAGGATAAGACGCTTAAACTTACATTTGGCACTAATGAGCTATCACCAGCACAGGCAGCTGAACTGTTCGGTACAGCCAATCAGTTCGGATATCTTGCATTTAAAGATGAGAGCTTCAGGAGAGAAGAGTTAGATGCTGTTGAGTCGCTTAAATCAGAGTTAGAAGATACACTTAAGAAACCATCTCAACGCTTACGCGGTATAATGTTTAGAGTTTATGAGGTTGATTCAGAGGGATTTACTACATTTGCTAAATACTATGATAGTAAGATGGAGCAATTAATAACACACTTTAAGAATAAGTTAGCATGAGTGCCAAAGTCGGAAGTAAAACAGAGCCAAACTCGGAAGGAGATAACTTACAAAGTCTTACCATTAAAAAAGCTGCTATGTATGAGGCACTTACGAAGAACTTAGGCAACGTAACTAAGTCAGCTGAGGATATCGGAATACATAGGCAGACGCATTACGATTGGATGAATGATGATCCTGAATACAAGGCAGCAGTAGACTCACTTAAAAACGTAGCACTTGACTTTGCAGAGGAGCAGTTACGCAAGCTGATGGAGGGAGCAGAGCGCCAAGCATTAACTCACGATGGTGAGGTGGTAACTATTAAGGATGCACCTAATACATCAGCTGTTATCTTCTATCTTAAGACGCAAGGTAAGCAGAGAGGGTACATTGAGCGCCAAGAGCTGAGTACAGAGATTAAGAGCATTAACATTACAATAGACGGTACAAATATCTAACTATGAGCGACAAGATAATAAGCACTAAGTACAGTGATCAGACGCTGGGCACATACGTAGACTTTATAGCAGCAGGCACAGATAGCGTATCTCAGATTCAAGCCATCACAGGGCTTAAGCGTGATGACATTCGCAAGATAGACATGCCTACAATTGATAAGATAGTGAGCGCTTACGCTAATGGGCTGAAGAACGATGAGAAGATATTTCAGAAGTTCATAGAGATAGATGGGGTGAAGTTCGGATTTCATCCTAACCTTAAAGCTATGACCTTTGGAGAGTGGTTAGATTTAACTGAATTCAGCAAGAACTTCCCTCAGCAGTTGCCTGATTTAATGTGCATTCTTTACAGACCGGTAACAGCTGAGATTAACATGCAATACAAGATAGAGGATTATGATAGTGATGTGCATCTTAAGTACGCTCCTCAGATGAGGAAGATGAATTTAGCCAATGTGAATGCTGCGCTGCTTTTTTTTTCGACACTCAAAAACGATTTAGTGAGCAATACACCCGCATATTTAGAGCAGGAGCTGGAGAGGCTGAAGAGGGAGATCAGTCAGTTAGCCGAAGAGGTGAAACATTAGCTTCAGTCTATCAGTGGTGGCACGTAATCGAAGAGATGGCAGAGAGAGATGTAACCAAGTTCGATGCAATCACTAAGACAAGAGCTTCAACAATATTCACCCATCTAACCTATGCGATGGACTACGCTAACAGCATGCAACAAAAGCTAACTTAATTTCCACTATAAAGATATGA